CGCATCTGCTTCTGGCAATCATAATGACGCCACCAATAGTTAATAATGGCTTCCGTGATGATGGCTTTATCGCCATCTTCAGCCTTGCGTGCACCCACCGTAATCTTAGGATGGTTAACAGCCACACTAGGCCCAATAACGTTGATAGTAGCAAAACAGACGTTTACAAGCATTCTGTCCTCTTCAGAAACCTGAAGGTAATGCTTACCCTTGTAGAGGTCAATCATACGACGCCAAAGTTTGTCGTACTTCTCTTCCTTACGCCATTTACGGGAATGGTCAATCTTTTTACGGTAAGACGCTAGAACGTCACGATTCGCTGGACGAGCCATTACTTAGACCCTACACCAAACCCTGAATCGTTAGGATTCAAATAACGCATGATAGGTGGCAATGCGGCTGCAATAAAAGCAGCCCCAATGCTGGACCAGTCTTTAGCCCCAGCCATAACAGCAGCGATAGTGGTTGCAAGCACAGAACGCAAATACGAGTGAAGTGCCGCCTGCTGTGTTTTAGTTAAAATAGAATTCATTTCTGTTCCTTCCCTTCGTGCCAACCGATATGGTTGTCAATTTTTGTTCCGACATCATCGACTTTATATAAAACCCGATTAAGAAGTTCCCTACCTTCGGCATGCTGGCTACTGTTTTCTCTACGGAGTAACTGTAAAATAACAACCATAGGTCCAGTAATAATAGCAACGACAATAGGAACCCACCAAGACATGTTACATCCAATTAGTTATAGGTTCAGCCTTGATACCCTTAGCGGCGGCATCCGACACAATCTTGTTCTGCTTCTCACGAATAGTAGCACCATGGAAGTTTTCCTTACCATGACGGAAACCGATGTCCACGGTTTTAACGTGGCATCTAAAACAAATAGACCCACGAGGAGGCAATTGGTCGCCTACCCAACGGGAATCACATCTATCACATACAAAAACAGTCATACTAGTAGAATAAATCGTTACCTGCGAGTATTAAACGACCCAATAATAAACTTTTCAGGCTTTTCACGTGTCACTTGAGTAGCCCACCAATCAAAAGAGTACCTAGGTGGAGCCAAATCAGGAGTATACTCAGGAAGCCACACATGTTTCAACATCTGATTAGCAATAGCCAACGCCATAACACGGTCGTCATGAGGAGAACCATGCATCTTACCGTTCTCTTCACGAACAAACGTTCGCAACTCAGCAACAGTATTAGCATCCATCAAACCCAAATCAGCATCACGCAACGCCTTAGCCAACTCGTCAATAGCCAACGGCTTAGAAGCAGCCGAAGTACGCCAACCCAACACCTCAGTAGCCTGAGGAGAACGCTGAGCCAAACGACGCTGACGATAAATATTACGATAACCCACACGCTGCAAAGCCTTCAGCGTGGTTAAACCATGGTTGTTAGACTCAACACCAATCAACGCATGATTATACCAATCACCCAAATCAAACAAAACATCAGACCCAAACAAGTCAGGGTCAATATGGCCATGCCACACAGCAACCACATCACCTGTATGAGCATTAATAACATGAGCCACACTATAGTCACCATGACCCAAACCTTCAGCAACGTCGGCACCGACACAATAAACAGTACCCAACTCAGGTTCCTGCCACACAGACAACGGACCACCATCACGACGGAACTCAATCCACTCACCATAAAACAAATGCCCCCTATCAGGCTCAGAAACCTCTAGGGCACGCAAAACATCCAAATCGAATACAGGTCGCCCCGACCGTACAAAAGCCTCCTCAGGGTCGCTAGGATACTCCTGGGCTAACTGCCAATCAGGCAGTTGGGCCTTCTTTACCTCGTACCACTCCTCATCACGGTCACCCGCCGACCAAGGAAAGAAAATACCTTTGAAATCATTCGTCCCAGTCTGTGACCCAACCCAAAGCCTATGAAATATATTCCCCTCACCCTTAGCGGTGGATAAACATACAATACGACCACCCACATCGGCAATCGGTTCAATAGACGCCCAGGCTTCCTCAGAGTTCGGAAGAAACGCCATCTCATCAATAAAGACACGATAAACGGATTCACCACGAGCAGGGTCATTACCACTAGGAAGAGACTCAAGAGCAGATTCATTACTAAACACCATCTTCAACTGATTATCCGACACCAAACCAGGACCCCGTTGACGCATCCAGTCAGGCAACATCTTATACCCATACTTAGATTTTTGTAACAACTTAGCCGCCTCACGCTCGGTACGGCTCAACATAACCTCAAAACGGTCAGGCCAAAAGAACACCTCCCAAAAAGCAAAAGCCGCAGCCAACGTAGAAAACCCAATCTGACGGGCCTTCAAAACGATACTGTTACGATTAGAAATCCAAGCATACACAGTCTCAACCTGTGCCTCACGCATCTCAAACAGGATACGTCCACGCTCAGGATGCCTAATGAACCAATACGTAGAACAAAAATGTTCAAACGCATCAGCAAGGTCGCTAGGAGAAGCATCGTCAGGACCACGACAAAGACGCCACTCCCTCTCATTTAGGAGTTCATTTAATTCCATAACAAAAAACTAGTCGTTATCTCTCATCTTCAAAACAGGACGCTCACCAGAATCACAAAAAGGACACCCACCCCAATTAGCAGGAAATTCCTCTCCACAAGTCTCGCAAACAACCAAGTCCATCACACAACCCGCAAAGACCGTGTTTCCTTCTCACGAGCAGCCAAAGCACCAATCAACTCATCCAACTCACTATCAGACAATTCCTGAGCCTTACGGTCGGATTTAACCTCAATCGTAGGCGGAGCCATACGATTCGTAGCCTGAAGATACAACTGAGCAGACTTCGTATCACCATCCATAGCCTTAGTGTACAACATATCTAACACACCCTGGGTACGCTCAGGAGAACCCTGGATATCATCCACACGGTTCTGCCACTGGTCACGAAACACAGGTTTCTTTTCCCAACGCCGAAGCGTCTTAACATCAACGCCCAACTCTACAGCCATCTTGTTCTTAGAACCAGGATTGCGTTCCATAGGGGGCGTGCAGAGCCAGTCTAGGTAAGCCTGCTGGGGTGCAGATAGAATCAATTCTTCCTTCATACCCTATAGGCAACTTTGTTACCTAGGAGCCAGCCAGACAGGGCTGGCATGGCTTGTATATGTGAGAATCATTCTCAGGTAACGAATGGGGGGGACTATAGGGGGGGAAGCCAGAAAACCGCCCTAAAGGCGGTTCTAGACAAGTATCGCTTATACATCGGGGCGAGCCAAAGCGTAGCCCCGTTCCAGTAAACGCTTATACAACCGACAGGAAACCATGAATCTAGACCACCTCACAGAATGGCAAGAACTACGAGTCACCTGGCGGGATGCATACGCACCCCACTCAGGATGGCATGAAGTAGACGACTACGAACCCGAAACAGCCGTAGCCACCACCGTAGGACACTACTGGAAAGACTGCCAAGAACACTATCTGACGTTGGCAGGCACAATCTTTAAAACAGAAACCACCCCTAAAACAGTTGGGGACATAAACCACATCCCACTAGGATGGATACTCAACATAGAGGTAATCAATGGCAACCAAACCTACCCCCAAACGTGACTCACGCCTAGCACGTGCAGGTGTAAGCGGATACAACAAACCCAAACGCACACCCGACCACCCCAAAAAATCACACATCGTCGTAGCCAAATCAGGGTCCCAAATCAAAACCATCCGATTCGGACAACAAGGAGTCAGCGGCTCCCCAAAGAAGACTGGAGAATCCGCATCCTACCGTCAACGCAGGGAAAACTTCCAATCACGCCACTCCAAAAACATCGCAAAAGGACCAATGTCAGCCGCATACTGGGCCAACAAAGTCAAATGGTAAACCCCCTATAAAAACCATATAGAATAACGGCCAAATCCAGTACCAACAAAACAAAGCCGCCACCCCTACAACGAACCAGGCGAATCTATAACCCCACCTCTCCGCCCACGCACAAGAAGAGTCCCTTGCACAACGACGGGCAGGGGAGGGCCTACGCCCAGGGGGTATGTATCAGCGTGCGAACACCCATACAGCGCAAGGCACGGAAGCGTATAGACGCCGTAGTTTCTATTAGTGACAGGGCAAGCACCGTGTCAGCGTATCATCTCCTGTCGGGTGGTGCGCTATCACAATACAAACTAGGCAGGCTCTATCCGTGATAGACCTCTATCACAGAAAGTAGATACATAATGGCAACAACAAAGGGCAAGGTCACCACGACCAAGAGCCGTTTCATCTCGCTTGCGAAAGCGATTTACTTAGCAGAGCGCAGTGTCGTTCCTAAGTGGATTGATGCGTACAACGAGTACAAGCGTAACGGTGGTGGCGACAAGCAAGCGTTTGCTACTAAGTGGGCAAGCGATGTCAAGGGTACTAAGTGGGATACCAACACGGTGAACACTATCCGTATCAACATCGGACTCATTGAGTGGGCGAACGAGAACATTGTCGGTGGCGCTAATGCGTGTCTGTCTATGGCACACATTGTTGCGTCTCGTGGTGGCAACAACAAGAAAGCAGATGCCAAGCCTCAACGCAAGGTTTCTACTGTCACCATCAGCGATGCTGATGTTGCTCGCAAACTACGCAAAGCAGGTTTGTCACCTGAGGTCATCGCCATCGCTACGAAGGCAATCTTCACCAGCAACTGATAGACCTCTATCACAACGAAACGCCGTGAGGCGTCCACAGGTTAGACCTGTGCTGACGAGTTGTTAGATAACAGAAAGAAATAACAATGGCAACATCAATCGCTTTACATAACGACAAGGTCTTTATGTCTAAGGTTACAGAAATCAAGCGTCTTACTTACGAGTACAAGTTATGGCAATGGCAAGGCGCAGAAGCAGAAGCAGATTATGTCCTTGAGGAAATCAAGGGTTTGGTTCATCATTACGAGTTTGGTTTCATGCGTATGAAGTATGCGTACGAAACTTTCCGTAAAAAGTGTGAACAGTTGGAAGCAATCAAGCCATTCGTAATGGCAAACATCTGACATAACGAAACGCCCTTTGGGCGTACACGGATAAGTTTCCGTGCTGATGAGTTATCAGAATAAAAAAACAAGGAGCACTATCGTGTCACCATCAACAATCAAGCAAATCAACGAAGAGTATGTTGCGCTCTGGGAGAAAATCCTGCTCGCAACGATGCCACTTGTTGAGTCAGAAGAGGGTGTCATCTCGTTTGACACAATCAACGAAGCCGACATCATCGCGCAAGTCGGCTAATCGCTGATAGACCTCTATCACAAACAACGAAACGCCGTAAGGCGTACACGGTTCATAACCGTGCTGATGAGTTGTCAGATAACAGAAAGGTGGCTTTATGTCACGAATCACGAAAGGAATACCTGAGTGGCAAACAGGTATCGCAGACATTGGGAACTATGTTGATGGTGAGTACAATCACATCATCAATGTTCTCAACATTTATCAAGAAGCACCAAGTGTGTATGAGCGTTACGACAAGTACGCATGGTCGGAGCCTGTGCGTAACACAGATGTGGACTTCTGCTGTCGTAATCGTTGCGATAGTGGTCACCACAAGTCTTTGTGGAAGCCATACAAGTCCAAGCCAAAGGAGAACAAATAATGGACGACTTACATTTCCATTGTCGTGAGTGTCGTGTAAAGCACGACCCTTGCGAAACCTGTTGGGTGCTCATTGATGAGGGCACTCACCCACAACAACCACAAAATATGAAACAGAAAGCAGAACAACAATGAAACTTCATTGGCGCACCAACCTATACCTAAGGGTGATTGTTCCGTTACGAGTGTATGCTCGCAACAAAACAATTTACCTGATGGAGAATGCCATTGACAGATTGGATTTGGAAAACTCACGCCGTTATGACAACGCCGTGAAGTTCCGTGACTTTGTTATGGACGACGACCTGTCGTTTTATACAGATGAGGTTTCTTACCAACTTTGGTTGGAAGACCTTGATGATGACGACTATAACTACTAACGCTAATACAAAAAGGAAACTATTATGAAACAACAACGAGATTCACGCAACAACAAACCATACGACAACGACTTTGTGCGTGTCATTGACCGAGCACGCAAGTTTGGTTTCAAACCTGCGTACTACATGTGCGTTGATACTGTAACCGAGCGTGTCACGTTTGTTGACGAGTGCGACCTCGCAGGTTTTGAGCGTGAAAACAACATCGGCTTACGCTGGCGTATCTCACCAATTTTCAACAGAGAGGAGTGCGACATCAACGGATTTCCCTTATAGCACAAGGGTTTCCCGACTTTCCATCAACCGTGATAGACCTCTATCACACAACCCAAATAAAAAACAACTGCCTAGGAGGCAAACTAATGACTACATCAATCTTTGGTGTTCCCCCATTATCACCTGACGAAGTTCAGGCTTTACAAGAAAGGCTCGGAGTAATGACCGAACTACCAACCACAACATACCAATGCCATTACAGTGGCGACTACTTTGAGCGTGATGACCTCATGCTCATTCCACGCACCAACACATCTTACGATGTGCGTATCACCAACTCAGTAGCAGGGGCTGACTCTGAAACAGAAAACCGTGCCGTACAGAACGGCACTTCCGTTTGGATTGCCGAGTTGTATGAGATGGAGTTTTCATACTGTGAAGACTGTGCCGACTTCACGGTGAACGACGACTTAGAACTCATCAACGGTGACCGTTCTGTTTGTAGTGATTGTTACCACGAGTATTCGTGGTGTGATACTCACGACTTGTACTATCGTTACGACGACTGTGCCGACTGTGAACACGACCGTGAAAGTCGTAGCCGACTTATCCACGACTATTCGTATCGTCCTGAGGTTCAGTTCTTTACTGTGTCACCTGCTGGTCGTGCGCTCACTTTATCTAGCGAGCCACGCCGTGTATCTGTGACTGGTTTTGAGTTAGAGATGGAAGCCATAGACTGTGATGTTGAAGAGGGTGCTGAACTCGCACAACAACTGTACGGTGACACTTGCTACCTCAAACACGACGGTTCACTTAGTGACGGTTTTGAGATGGTGTCGCATCCGATGACACGCAAATACTTAGAGTCACAGTTTGACTATGAGAACCTGCGTGAACTTGCCAAGATTGGTATGCGTTCTGCGCAGACAACCAGTTGTGGATTACATGTTCACATCAACGCTGGTTTCTTTGCTGACCGTGCCAGTTCACTGTGGCGCTTCATGTCTTTGTTCTATCAGAACTCAGAACAATGGGGTCGTATTGCTGGTCGCACCAACAACAGTTACGCCAAGTGGGACAGTACAGAAACAACTCGTCTGCTGAACTATGCCAAGGGTGCTAACAAGCGTGGTCGTGACTATGTACATTACAACGCAGACCGTTATGTTGCTCTCAACTTACAGAACCGTAACACTATTGAGTTACGATTCTTCAAGGGCACACTACGACCTAGCACACTCAAAGCACGGCTGGAAGCCGTACACGCTGTCGCTGACTACTCTGTGGCGACACGCAACAACATAAACATAAAAGCAAGTACCGACTGGGACAAGTTCCGTGAGTTCACACGAGACAACGGATACCTAGCCTTTGACGAGTACGCAACAACGAAAGGAGTCTGAGCAATGTGTCTCTTGACTTTCATACAGGAATACGCAACACCAACCTACGAGCACCTACAAAATAGCGCCGCTAATAACCCTGACGGTTTCGGCTACGCCATTCACGACCGTACTCGTATCATTACCAACAGTGGACTCAACGCTGATAAAATCATCGCTGAGTTCTTTGAGCAACGAGAAAAGTATCAGGGTGTAGCCCTGTTCCATTCACGCATCACTACCCACGGTGGTACAACAGTTGATAACTGTCACCCATTCCGTCTAGGTAATGACCAACTGAGTGTTGTTGGACATAACGGTATGCTTCCTATCAAGGAACGCAACGGTAAATCTGACACACGCATCTTTGCTGAGGAACTGTTCCCTGCTTGGGGTGGTGCGTCTACTCTCAACAGTAAGAAAGCACGCAAGAAACTAGCCAAGTTTGCCGCTGGTTCTAAACTTGTGTTCCTGTCTGCTAACCCTGCTGTACAGAATGACTACACTATCATCAACGAGAACCTGGGTACTTGGGACGGTGACATTTGGTGGTCTAACAACTCATACAAGTACGGTCGTAGCACCTACACCTATTCAGGTTCAGGTATGTACACTAGTGGCTGGTCACAGAGTGCGTGGACTAATGTGACACCAATAGACAAGAACGGTTACGACTCTGAACTTGTACAGGATTGTACATACATTGATGAGAACGGCGAGGAAGTGTGGGGCGAACTGTGGAAGTGTTCAAGTTGTGGTCACACCGAGTATGTTTGCGAAGCCAATGTGAACGAAGCAGAACTGTGCCCCGAGTGTGACACCTGCTGGTTCTGTCACAATGACCGTATGCTGTGCTCGTGTCTGTGGACACCACCAACCAACACACCAACAGATTGGTTTGACGAGGCTAGGATTGCGCAGAAGTATCAGGACGATACTCAGCGTGCCCTTAGTGTCGGCAACTACGACTCTACTTACGACTACTACTAGGAGGTAAAAACAAATGGAACACATAACTGATTTCATCACCGACAACACAGAAGCATTGGACTTACTGTGGGCGTTAGCCCGAAAGTTTGACTGGAAAGTTTCTGTTTTCACAGAGGACGACATACGCTTTATGTGTGACGACGAGATTGGTGATGATGAGATGAAACGCATCAAAGCATCAAGGTCGTGGCGCAAGATGGAGGAAGCCCTGAATACAGAGGGTATGTCCTGTATTGAAGACGCCATCAACGAAGCCAACGACTGAACAACAATAGGAGAAACAAATGACAAAAATGAATACATCATTCACAATCACAATAACAATGGACGTACCCGAGGACGAGTTATCTGAATCTTGGATTTACTCACAGAACGCAGAGCAAAGCATCAACGAGAAAATGATGGCTTTGGTTTTGGAACATTCACAGTCCGATAATAAATATCAGGCTGTAACTCATTACAGAATGTACGCTGGTGGTATCACGCATACCATACCGTCAGGTAACGGTTCGTCTATTCTCAATCCTGCTGGCACAACATTTGATGAGACATACAACAACTGGAACAATCATCTCAGGCTGTATGCTGGACAGTTACACAACTTGACTGAGGAACAACGACTAACTATCCGAACATACGGCACATTGAATCGTTACGGTCACTACGAACTAGACGAACTATCTAGGGACGAGTTGGTTGATATGTGGTCTAAGTATCGTGACGCCGTATCGCACGGTGTTCGTGAACTGTTGACCAACAAGTTTCTTGATGCCTACCTGAAAGATTTGGAAGGTAAGTTTGAGGATGGGCTTATGGACAAACCCGACACCGTTGACAAGGCAAATGGTAAGGTTGAGGATTTACCTACGCTGACACCTGAACAGTCTCGGCGTATGGAGGAGGAGTATGTTTACAACACCAACCACAACCACACCATAACAATCAGCAGACCAACTATAACAGCAGAACAAGAGGGGTACGACTATAACGAACTTCGTGAAAGAATTAGCAGAACAGTACCAACCCCACCACAAACAACAGGACAATGGGTAACCTTGCCCGACCCTTTCTAGGAATACACAATGGAATACACAACATCAACAGCCCTCACGATACCCGAACTACGCTCGGTTATCAAATCACTAAGTATCGGATGTGACCAGGTAGCCAAAAAAATTGGCAGGGTCGCAACAACCAAATGGCAAGACGGTGTATCTGAGGAATACGCCCTAATGATGGAAGCCAAACATAAGTTTGAGAAGTCATTAGTGTTTGCCATTGAGGAATTACAACTTGATTAGGAAACTGATTACAGCGTGTCTGTGTGTCGCAGGGGTTCATACCCCTGCTACACCCATTTCTACCCACATAAATTCAACAACAACAACCGTAAAGGAAACATTCAATGCTAAACAAATACTTACTCCGTACACAACAACTAGTACAACATCAGCGCCTCATCGGGGTAAAGCCACGGTACAAAGATTTGCTTGGGATGAGCCTAGTAGACTCGCTGAACTCCCTGTGCCACACAATCGGTATTGGGATAGGGTTGCTTGGTGTGAAACTAGAAGGAATTGGAAAGACAAAGGACTCTACGCAGGTGGGCTTGGTATCTACATCAACACGTGGAACGGTTTCGGTGGAGAAGAGTTCGCACCCAAGCAATGGAAAGCAACACGACTAGAACAAATCCTAGTCGCCAACCGTATCGCAATCAGAGGGTGGCTAGCACCCAATGGGTTCTTTCAGAAGCCTGTCGGCTTCAACGGTTGGGGCTGTATCCGTAACTACGACTACCTGAAACCAACAGTACCAGCACCGTGGACAAAGAGAGACCATGAGAGACGCTGAGAAGCCACAGGAGGCGTTGTGAACTACTGGGCGTGCCCCAAGTGCCCCAAGACCCTTAGCACGGCTCTCACGCTGTCTGAGCCGCCCCTGTGCCACCATCCGAGAGGGTCACGCCTCGTGGAAATGGTAGCCGTTGACAAAGCCCCTACTAGAGTAACGACCACGGGGAGGGGGACTACAGGGGGTGGGGTAAAGACCAGTCCCGAAGGCGATGCCACCTAGGGGTGGCACGCCACCTGACAAGTACGCTAATACAAGACAAGGAGACAATGACTTATTCCCCTGAAGGGTGTGGTGTGTTACAACACCCACCCGAATGTTTATGCGATGTGAAACTCACAGAACCATACACGACACCTAACTACCTAGCCATACCGTATGAGGTTCTCAACGGTGAGGCACTAGCCCACTTTGGTAAGTGGGACGGAACACTAACCCATTGGTTTGAACTGAGAGACAAAACAAGACAACCATTAGCAGAGTTCCGTAAGAATCAAGTAACCGAGGAATGGCGAGGACATTTCGCACGTAAACTAGACGAAGATGTATTTGAATATCTAGTTGACGGTATACGACTCGGCAAACAACCAACACCACTAAAGAACGAACTGTATATGCGTTTCGGTGTCACCATCCACAAATCGTATGTTACACACCTACGCAAACGCCTAACACAGAGAGGGCAACTATGAGAATAGAAAATATTGAAGCCGAATGGAAAGACGAAACAATGTATCCAGCAAGACGCCGATTATGGGTGCGTCAATCCTGGCTTAACGACGTGATGATTTGTCCCGAGCGTGCACGCCTCGGAATGAACTTGCCCGAGTGGCGTCAGGGTTCTGACGCTACACACATCGGCACAGCCGTACACCGTGGCATTGAGCATTACCTGACAACGGGTGAAAACAAAAACTCATACAAGGAAGCAAGTCTGGAACTTGAACGGTTGATGGATGAAGAACCATTCAAACTGAACTCAACAAACGGACCTGAACACATGCGTGAGTATGTCGGCTCGCTGATGAACACATTCCACTCGGAGATAGCACCACATGTTGTCATCGGTGGAAAAGTGGAAGCCAACTTCGGTGTACCACTGATGACGTACCACCCATCAGACAAGTCACTAGACTTTGAATGCCAACCTGAACCTATGGAAGTTTGGCTTGGTGGCACGATGGACTATGTAGACCCTAACGGTGTTATTTGGGACTGGAAAACAGCAGGACGCAAATACTCCCAAGGAGAAAAGCAACGTCAATCTATTCAGGCATCAGCGTATGCGTATGCCAGCGTACACATGGGATGGTCGCCCGACTTCCCTGTGCGTTTCAACTATGGCGTTATGACTCGGGCAACAAAATCTGTAGGGCAGATTGTACCAATCATCAGAACACAAAGTCACGTTGACTGGTTCAAACATCAGGTACACTCTATAGTACAGCCATTGTCCATTATCTATGATAAGAACAAAGATATGTCATGGCCTGTAAACGACCAGCACGGACTCTGCTCAGAGAAGTGGTGCCCATTCTGGTCAATCTGCAAAGGGTCACAACTAAGTGACTTTGACAACAACAACACCAACATCA